TCGAAGGACGGCAGTGAAAGGGGGATCACATGGTGAGAACTGCTTTCAGCAGCAGTGTAGTGAGGGCCAGCGAAACGCTTCGTGACGACCTCATCCCAAGTTAATGAGATGAGGGGTTGACAACCTGCCTCACGCAGGGCGAAGTTAAGCTCGCGCTTGTAGTTATTAAATGCTTCACGACCGTATTCGGCCATAGCACGGAGGGAACTAGCAGCGTTTTGCTCAGTAGCTTCGATGTCTGTGTTTTTACCGTCTAGAATCCATAAAGCAGTTTCATAGATAACGGATAGTGGCAAAGGACACAAGATGTAGGGGCCATAAGGCAATGTAGTGCGCTTAAGCATAACAGCATCTCGTGGGGAAATAAAATCCACTATTTTCCCGTCCTTGGCAGGACTGGAGATTGACATACCGAGAGGTTTCTGGAACTCGGCATGCACACTAAAACCATAAGTCAAGTGTTCTCCATTCTTTCCAACAAGAACGTTGGTATCATCACCATAAGCTAGGCAGTGATATTGAAACCTTTCTCCTGTCTTGGCTTGATGCCACAAAATGCAGGCTTCGGATAATAAGCTGGAACAACCACAATTAAATGGGGTAGTTCCGGCGAATCCGGAGTTAGCACGGTGGTACAAGAAAAGAACAATACCGAGGTGGTTCACGACATAAGCAAACCAATAGGCACTAATCACCACTGACCACTGTTTATTGCGGCCGGGGTGAAGGTGTTTAGTACCTCGGAACAGATACTCTGTGAGTTGTGGGTGGAGACGTTTGTCAAACTTCTCTTGGTCCCACTCAGCACAGTGATCATAGGAGTTGCGGAAGGCGTCAAAGAACGCCCACTCTTGGGACTGAACTTGGATCCCGTAAAGCATACCATTAGTGATACGCCTTTCGGGAGCAGATATAGTAGCACTGAACACAATAGTGTAGCGACGGAAGGCTAGGAACGCAGCCAATTCGTAAAAAGAGAATAAACGAGGGTTTTCTCTCTTGGGAATTGGGCGGCGTTCATCCTTCAGACTGTCGACTACGAGGTTGGGAGGAATAACTCCAGCCTCGATGTATTCAGAGACTTTCTTAATCTGGTTCATAAGAGCGGGAATTGGGAAGACGTCATCGGGATCAATGGGGGAGAGATGACTCTCCATCCAAGCGATCACTTCAGGGGTGGCGGCAGGACGCTTAACAAAAAGATCTTGGCGTTTGGAGCTTAGGTTGTTGAAACCAGTAAAGCCCACAGACGCAGTGGGATCAATTCGAGGAACGTCATACATGGGCATCCCGTTGATTGTTTCGTGCCAAGTAGGCAGTGTGTCAAACAACGGGAGACCAATGCGAGCCGCCATATTATCAGCAGCCTGCTCGAAGAAAGGAACATACTCTATGGGGAAACCAGCGGGTTGTCGCACAACATAACTTGTTGCGACACGCATGGGTTCATAGGTTTTTGTTCCTCGCAAACGGGCAGGGCCGGTGGTGGGTTCTCTGAAGTGAACGCGTTGAAGGAGGGAGGGGCGGATCTCACTCTTGTCGTTGATAAAGGGTCTCTTCTCTTTGGGTAATTGGCCAATAATTGGCAAACCATCGAGAAAAG